CTACGTCACTGTTGAGTCTGTTCACTTCTTCTTTGCGGTTTTAGCTGAGTCGCGGAAGTCTTTCGCAGTAGGTGCTTTCTTGCTGCCGACCTTGTTCATCTTCTCTCCGCTACCTGCTGCGATGCGTTTGCGTTTCGCGTTGATGTTTGAATACAGTCCTTGTTTCATATTCTTATTGTTCCATTCCTTGAGTTGTCATTCCGCCCATTTCGGCTGGAGCTGTTCCGATTCGGCCAATCTCGGCGTTCTGTGCTTGTTGCAGCTGGAATTGATACTGGGAAGCATACTTCTGCAAGCGAGCAGCGAAAGCCTCGTCAGACTGCGCCCTAGCCGCAATGTCAGGCTGCTGGACGTAGGCCTGAACAAGTTGCATAGCAATCTGTGCGCCGTTCGGTTGAGCAGGGACTTCAATGCCAGCGAAGATTTTGGCAAGGTCATCAGTGACGTTCTTCTGAACTTTCTGCTGAGATTCTTCGACTGGCTGAAGGACGTAATCCGCAAAGATTGGATTGATCGAGGAAGCGGCAAACTCAAGGAGCTTGTTCACATCCAGAATCCCATTTCGATCCAATTGAACCAATGATACCATGTTTTTAAGCTGCGTCTCGGCAGTTTCTGGATCACTGGCCAACGAATCAAAAGAAACCATAATTGAGAAGTTCTCATCAGGGCTGCCTTTTGTCATCACCTGCGGGTTAGGATTCCCCGTCACTTGGAAGAAAACCTCATCTGGCCCCATGCGCTGATACAGCTTCCAAGCCATCGTGAGAACATCCTTTACATGATCTAGGAACTTGCCGATGTAGTATTGCTGTCTTGCGGCAGAAAGCGGGTTTGTAAGATCCAAGCCAATAGCACGATCTGCTTGCCCACGCATCGAAAGCTCGCTTTCAACAGAGCCGTCATCACGCGGAGGAATCGGACCAAAAGCAATTTCACCCAAACGACGATACGGAACGCGACGACCAGGCCCCCAATCAGAAGGAGGCCTACCCGCTGGGTGCATAATAGGCGGCAAAGTAGCAAGAGATGCTCGGTCAATTCGACTGTCACGCTCTGTTTTAATCTGCATCTGTGGACCACGGAGAATATCTGAAAAGGTTTGAACCTCATACATTCGTTTTTGGTCATTGGCTAGACGAGTAATAACAAAGGGATAATCGTCGTATCCATTTAAAAGCTCATGCTTGGCAAATCCTTCCGTCTGCGGATGGAATACTGTGCAGTAAATGCCCTCGGAACCATCTTCTTCGTCAATCAGTCGTTGATACGCATAAACAATCATCACCAAGTCGTTGTCGTCGGTAATCGGTAAACGAGTTTCAGTCTTTACTTTCTCACCATCGAGATACATAGAATCCTTGCCTCTCAATGTTTCAATAGCATTGTCAACCCACTTTCTGTCCCACCCTTCATTTGTCACCTTTTTCTCAAGTTCTTGAGCTGTAAGAAAGGTGCGCCAGAACATATACGGTGCGCGTTGAGGATCTGAGATATAAGACGGGAACATGACTTCGCCATCTGGAGCGCAAGCATAAACAACTGGAGAATCAACCGTTTGACGAGGAAGCGGGATCTCCGCTGCCCCCATCTTGCGTAGGTCTTTAATTGCTTTCTTTGCCCTTTTGGTTGAAAGGTCAGGGAATGACTGCTGAATCAAATCAAGCAAAATCTCGTCATCTTGCCCACTAAGAATCAATTCAACAAGGTCAGGGGATGCTTCGCCAATCTGCTCAAGACTAATGCTTTGAAGGTAGGAACGCTTCTCACGGTTCCAACCAACGTAGGAAACCATGATTCCCTTCTCCATTAGGTAATTCCCCCCAAGTTCCATCTGACGCTTAAAGTCAGGAATGTAAGAAGAACGCATCCATTTAAGAAAGCCCGAAACAACCGCCGCTTTTGGCATTGCCGCCATCGAAGTGGGGAACGCCTTGATATGGGAACGAGCCAACGCTTGGTCAAACAACGCAACATACATGTCAATACGCTCACCAACAACGTTAACCTCTTGGTCGGAAGCTCCTTGCCACGGGAAAGCGTTTGCCCCGTTCTTGCGAAGATCGTCTGATTTGCCATCCCAAATGTTCCTGCGGTCATTGTAAGAACGCAAACAAGACTCAAAGTAGTAATCTAAATCAATTAAACAGGTGTCGTAAGCACTCGACAACGCACCAATATCCGGCTCTTTGTCTAGGTAAATAAGCGACTCATCTTCTATTTGTTGAATATCATTCATGCTATGTATTGGTAGTAATCTCCAAGCTCGGATTTGACAAGGATAACATTAACTTCTTTGCCAATCAAGCGTCTTGACAGATTAGCTGGCAATTTCAATGTAATGCCAAATCCATCAATTCGGCCCCTTACCCATGTAGGATTGTTGCAAGTGCCAATAACCATTGCTTTCAACGGTGTTTCATCCAAGTCAACAATATCCATTTCAATGGCTTTTGGCGGCCGCCCTCGCTTTTTAGGTTCTTTTTTGGTATTCATATTAGTATCCTCCACCTCCCTGAGTTGTAACCAAACTGACGGAATTGTCAACGTGGTCTATCCCAGAAATCGCAGCATATCGCAAAACGTCAATTGGGTCCTTCCATGCTTCTTTCAATCCTCCGTCTCCAGTATATTCAGACAGTCCTTGGATAATGTTCTCGCAATCTGAGCTAATGTAGAAATGCGGACGATTAACGGAATCCTGCGGTTTAGACGTATCCCATGCCATTTTCCCAATCAATGCTTGTAATCCGTCGTCAATATCCAACCCAGGCGCGGGGATACAAACCATGCCAGCATCGTTCAAATCCTCAATAATCGAAGATGATCCATCTTGAACCTGATACTTTGCCGCTCCTAGTCTTGGGTCAATTAACCGCTCAAAAATCTCCTCTTCCCCCTCAAACTGTTCAATAAGTTCAACATAATCACGGATACCGTAACCTTGCCCTTTCGCGCCTTCCCCCGGCATCCACTTCCCTCCACGCCATTCCGCCCAGTCTCCTACGTCCACCCCAGGCCATTCACGGTAAACCCACATCGTGCCAGTCTCGTCCATGGCAATCCAGCACATAAACCAGTTCTTTGATCCAGCTGGGTCAATAACATGATACCTTGTGATGTTGGTCTTAGGAATTTTATCCGGGTCTACCACGTTCACCGCCTTATTAAACTTAGGAAACTTGGTGGCGTGTGACTTCATCGGAACCCCATACGCACGAATTAAAATTTCTTCACGTGTCCTGCCTTTTAGAGTCTCTTTGATCCGGTCGTATCCCCCAAAAGCATTGTCTTGCGAGTGAAAGTAATGAACTGAAGCATTTAGCTTTTTAGACCTTTGAACATACGGGACTATCTCGTTGTTTAATAGTTCTGCCTCGCGGCTTTCAATAGTTGTTGCCCCATCTAAATATTCCTTAATTACCTCCGTCCATCCGTCAATCGGAGTGAACGTCACCAGCATCTTTGAGTTGCGAGTTGCAAGTCGAAATCGCAACGTATTTATCAACTCAGGGCCAAGCAAGTATTCATCGAGCCATACGCCAATATTATGCCAGACTGGATTCCTAGAACCAAGCTCTGCACCTTCTAGGATAGTGGGGTTGTTCTGATACTGGGAATACGTCTTGAAGATAATCTGTGAACCGTTTGGGAGAATCAGCGACGAATCAGTAAACCCAGTTTTTTTCTTGTAGGAAATGTAAGCGTTTGCGCTAGTGAACTTAGTCTTAAGATACTCTGGAAGCCAAGCCCACACTGCGCTTTGTTGCTGACGAATAGAAACTTCGGACGTTTGGGCAAAGCAGAATATCTCGGAATTGGGATTCTCCACGGCGGCACGAACAACAGAGAACGCACCCCACTGAGTTTTGCCCGAGTTGTGCGACAAAACTCCACCAATAAAGTAGTTGTTGTAAATTGGCACATGAAAATCCCAAACCTCCTGCACATAATTATCTTGAGAAATTGAAACAACAATAAGTTCCATTGCGTCTGGTGACACTAGTTTGCTTCCCTCGAATGCTATGGATATGGCAGGAATCCATCCACGATAATAACAAAAAAACTGATGATTGGCTGTGCAGGATATTTTCGTCCCATCAGAAAACTCAAAGTGAAGCATTGCCTCTTCATCGGTTTTCTTGAATGGCTTACAAGCCAATGCTACGACAAAGTTGGATGTAGTTTTATCCCACGCCCATACATGAAAACTACTTGGTATATCTTTTACTTTGTAATGCTTTCCAGAAACAGGGTCAAAAATCTCTTGATGCCCAGCAAGACACCTGTTCCCGCCTAGTGCAAGAATTTCGTTTACTTCGTGAAGTTGCTCCTCTGCTTTAATCCAGTGGGGCAAGCGAAATCCATATTCATACGGGTCTTTCTCAGCATTTTCAATCGCTTCGTGGTAAATACGATGTATAGACAACACCTCTTCTGGGGTCATCTGAACCAATTCCTCGTCAGATGGAGGGAAAAGAATTTGATGTTGTCTCCAAATCATACAACTTCGGCTTCGATTACCTTGCCCTTGGCGATGCGAGATCTTGCTTCGTTGATAAGGTTGGCAGCATCATCTAGGCTTGCACCCTTACGATGCTCTACAACGGTAGTCGCCATGCCTGTGAGCTGTGCAGCCTTGTCTGTGAGGATGCCAACCGTGATTGCCAGCTTCTCAGGGGAAATCTTAGCAAGGCTCTCAGGGTCATCAAATAGCTGTGTAGCGCGTTCAAACAGCAAATCGGTGTATTCCTGCGCGGCAATGGCGTAACGCATGGAAAACTCCTTTCGCTTCGTCTCTAGGGTGTCGCTATGCCGCCACTCCAACCCGCGAATAACATCCCGGCCAATGCCAGTTTTCTTGGAGATTTCACTTATCCTTGCTCCCTGAGATAAAAGGAACAACGCCAAGGCTGCTTTATGCGGAGCGTAATGCTCTACGTTATTACGGGAGATAGACTTGGCACGTTCGCGCACTTCTAGAAACCACTCGCTCTTGTCGGGGCGGTCGTCGTAGTAGTTTTCTTTGAACTTCTCTAGTTTTTCGTTACTCATTTTGGTTGGTGCTTAGGATTAAATCCTATTCCCCTTCCAATTCCAAGCCTTCTTTTTCTTTGAACCCATTTACCATGTTTGTAAGCTCTGCGGAAAACTCTGGGTCATTTGACGCTTGGTGCGCTAATGCAGTTATCCCAGTTCTAGTAAGGAACGCATCTCTTGCCATTTTGTTGTAAGCATCATTAACGGCTCCGGGCATGGCTGTTTTAGAAAGAGCTCTTTTCAAAGTGTTTCTTTGAGAATCAGAAGAAAGCATCCCGGTGATAATTCTGTTTTTAGTAGAAAGCGCCAATTGTCCAAAAGGAATACCAAGAATAACCCCTCTATTTGTTGCTACAAATCTTGGGTTGAACCCTGATCCAGAAGTGTTAGTGACTATATTCGCCTCGTATAACCTAGCGATATCGTAAAGTTCTCTGGCTCTTTCGGGCCCAAGAACAATTTCCAATTTTTTGGCAAATGCGGTTTTACCTGTTTCATTCGGAGATTGGTAAGCTGCTATGAATTTTTTAGTATCAAATAAAGTCTCAAATGGAGCGTTTGCAGTTGGAGTTCCTCCTGGAAACTGATCCAAAAGTTCCCGCATAAAATCGCCTTTGTAAAGATTTCTTGCCTCAATAGACATTTTACTAAGCTCGCGCATTGCAGCATTAGCTTCTGCGGTCGAGCTACTTGAAGAAAGTATCGCCTTGGAAAGCGTATCTGAGTCTATGTTTTTATAGTCGCCTTTACGAGCAAGCTCCAAAATAGTGGAGGTTACAACGCTTTCTTCTTGTTTTTCATCTTTAATTCTTTGAAAAATTGTTTTAATTAAAGATTTTCTTTCATTTTCTGAAATAGATTGCCCCATTCTTTTAATGTCATCAAGGCTAAGCTTACTTGCGTCA